AAACTTACTGAACTTAACTTCATCTCTTAGGATCTCAGAAGATCTCCCCAGGTTAAACCCGCCATCTCCTTCAATTCTGGAGATAGGAACATTAAGTGACTTGTAGAGTTTCTTTTTAAAATATTCAATATCAGTAATTTCACCCAGGTTTTGTCCGCCAGGCAGAGTGGAGATTTCTGTTCCTCTTCCACCTTCACGTCTGGGAAGCCAGAAGTCTTCAAGCATTGACATGTATTTTTTGTCATCACGAATTTCTCCAGTGTTAGCGTCATATACAAGTTTGTTGCGATATCTATTCATGACATCACGAAGATATTGCTCTGCCTTAACTTTAGGAAGGTTACCTACATCAATGTAGAAAATTCTACGTTCCGGTGCTCTTGACAATCTGTAAATAACCAAACTATCCTCAATCATTCTAAGTTGATTGAGAGATTTAATTGCTTTATGAAGATAAGAAAGAGTTGATCCTTTGTTACGGTCTACTAGACCAGATGAACAATAGGTTATGGAATCTTTAGACATTTTGATTCCTGCTGAACCACCCATTGCTCCTGGGTTTCCACTAGGATATCCAGACTTAGGATTATAAAGAAAATATTCTTCAATTTCAGGAAACTCATAATCCATAGGATTATCAGATGCCTTACCAAGGTTGCTTAACCTTACTTGATCATTTGGTTTTTTCTTTTGTTGACGTATATAACGCATCTTCATTGCGTCAATATAACGCAATTCTTGAATACCCTCTTGAGGGTTCTTCATATCAATGACTTTATGATAATAAAGTCTACCGTCAATATACCAATTCCTATAAATTTCGTGTGCTTTTTTATCAAAATCTAATAATGAAAGAATATATTTAAACTCTTCTCTAATTTTTTTCTTGATGCCATCACTAGCATTCAAGTTTGAAAGTTCTATTTCTACTGGAGACTCATTTGTATCAGCAACAATTGCTTCATTTACAACATCTTCAATGGCACTGTCACATTCAGGATGAAGTGACATTTCACGATATCGTTTTATGAGGTCAAACTCAGTTTTATATACACCTTCGATATCAACATAAGAACCGAAAAATCCACTAGTCAAATAATGGTCAACCCCGTCCTCATTATTTTGAGGAACGGGGGACACTACACTAGGTGGAGTCTTATCGGTGTCCTCTATCGAGAACCCAAATAACTTTGCCATGACTATCTAACAGTCCTTTTATTGGACTATTTATCTGGTCACAAGATTACGTTGATCAGCAGGTCCACCAGAAGTACTATTAGTACCAGCAATCCAGTATTGAACTTGGAATGTTACCGTAAACTCTTCAAGAGTATCAGTAGTGTCATATGACAAACCGATCTCAGAAATTTCTGTGGGGAAGATGTCATTAAAGTAATAAGTTCTCAGTGGCGTAACATCGGTACGTCCACCACTTCCATCACCAGAACCAGAGTTAGTGATAGCATTTCTTCCTTGGTTTGCACCTCTACCAAGTTGATGAACTACAGCATTACCCATGTAAGAACCAGGTGAGGTAGCACCTGAACCATCACTAAGTTTGTTAATACCATTCATCCAGGTCTCAAACTTACTTCTAAGTCTGAAGTTCTCATCGTTGATGATAGTGATTGTCCAGACATCAAAGGTTCTGTCTCCAGCAACCTTGAGTGTTCTTCCCCTGAAAGGAACTTCGATAGGTGTAATATTAGAGGAGGGAAGTGCAGCTGCTTTGCACAGAAACTGAAACTCCTCTTTAGCATCATTAGTAAAGTCACCCATACCTTCACCACCGGGCCAACCGGTGATATCAACCTCAAAGAGATTTGGACGGGCACCGCCCCCTCTGAGGGCGGATTTAAAGTTAGTGATCGTTCTTAAGTTTGCCATTAGTTGTTGCCTCCTTGTTTATTTAATAATACTATCAAACTCTGCCGGTAACTTCTTCAAATGCGACACCAGTGCGTGTGGCAACAAATGTAAGAGTGACATAGTTAATTGCTTTGCTAGGTTTCAGGAAGATATCTGCCCGGAACTCATTGTTATCAACAACGTCAGGAGTGTTATTAGAATTGTCACAAATGACTCGGAAGTCAATCAAACCTCTCTTTGCCTGAACGTCACGGAGATAAGGTTCAACAGCATTTGTAAAGGAAGATCTTGTGATCTCATCGTTGAACTCAAAGAGTTGCTCATTAGCAAGTCCCTCAAGTGCTTTTTCAACTGTGAGGAATAGACGACGAACGTTAATTCTATCGAAGGCGGAAGCAAAGTTCAGTCCAGTCTTATCACCATATAGAACTGTGCCAGATCCAGGTAAGGTTACAATAGAGTTTACCCTTGCTTCATATAAAGAGTCTCTCTGTGCTTTGTTAGGATTAAAAGCAAGTTTAGTGGCATTGTTAAGAACACCTCTTTGCTGACCTGCAGGAGAATACCATGGGAACTGATCAATTTCAGTTCTTACCATAAGTCCCGCAATATCACCATTGCAAGGAATGTAACGGAACTTGTTATTGAACCTGTCATACATATACTTATAACCGCTATCAAAGAAAGCGAACGAAGAGGAGGACAGGGGAGAGAAGAACTTAATAATATTATTTGTTTGATCCGTGGTAGATGAAACATCTACTACATTATTTCTATCAGGAGATATACAAGCAACACAATCTTTTCTACCATTAGCAATGGCAATAAGTTTATTTGCTTTTGCTTGCGACTCAACTTCTGTGGTACAACCAGGACCCATGAGAAGGAAGTTAATTTCAATCTCATCTTTATTAGCAAACAAATCGTAACCTGCAGTCAAGTCACCAAGAGTTGATGCCATCCCTTTGTTGTCGGTTCCACTATAGTCTTTACCACCAGTAAGGGTATAAGTCTTATTACCGATAGCACCGAACACAGTATCTTGTGCCAGTTGTCCCCAAAGACCTTGAGCAGTTGTGTTAGCAACAAAGTTAGTGGAGAAACCTGTAGCAACAGGACTTGTACCATGAACAGATGATGCTGCTGCAGATGCGTTACCACCACCGTAGATGTATTGAGAAGCTTGAGCAAGGAAGTCCTTGTAGAATGTTCTCTCAGGAGAGGCAACAGCAGAAACAGTGTCAGATGCCTTAGAGAGGAAGGTGTTTCTCTCAATGATATTACCCTTGACACCAGTTAAAGTGCCTTCGTCATCAACAACCACAACGTGCATTGCATCATTTAAACCACTTCTATCACTTACATAAGCGGTTGTAGTGGGTTTAGGTGCAATTTCTTTCCAGAAGATAGTTGCATTAGAAAGAGTCAGTTGTTGACCATCATACCAGTCAGTAACAGTTCCAGCAGCACCTGCAAATACACCAATACCTTTACCAGTATTAATACCGGAGTTATTAACGGGTATGATTGTTGATCCAGATACAAAAGATCTTAGAGGATCATTCTGAACATAAGAAATAGCATTCTCTGTGCTCTGTCCAGAAACTCTGGATACAACTTTAACAGCGATGCTACTAGCACCGTTTGTAGAATCTGTAGTAACACCAGTGATGATACCTTTTAAGAAACCATCGACAGATTTAGTTGTTCCAACACCTGCCTCAGTTCCGCTCAGTGCCATGGTGACACCAAAACCAACCTTAAGATTAGAAGCACCAGGGTCATCTGTTGCAATACCAATGACTTGATCCGCAAAGTCATCAATAAAAGCAACTTTTAAATTGTTAGCATATGTTCCAGGATTCTTCGCTGCGTACAGGAAGTTAGTTGCATCATCGTAGTTAGCGTTAAAGTCATCGAAGTTTTTGATCTTCAATGTGGTAGATGCCAAACTAACACCAGTGTTAGCATTGTTGAGGTTAGAACCATCAACTCTGACAACTTTAAGTCTTCCACCGTAAGAAAGGAAAGATGATGCTGTCATCCAGTATTCGTAGTGTCTATCAGTGGAAATGGGACTTCCAAATACATTGATCAGTTCTTCCTCTGTAGTGATATCTACAGCTTCCGATACGGGACCAATACTGAAAGGTGCCGCTATCGCTCCGTTGTTTTGAAGAACATTATCAGCTCTGCCTACTGTAAGATCAACCTCCCTTACAAGTATCCCAGGAGATAATTGAGGAGTCGCCATGTTTTTCTCCGTTGTCTCAGTTTATCTGTAGATATTTAGAATTAACAGCATTTTGAGCGGGGAAACATGACGTGAACTACCAATCTGGATAATCCCAGTCCATGAATGGAGAGTGTTTCTTTTTATTTTTTACTATTCTCTTAATAGTACATTCTTTGCATTCATACGAATAAGATGATGCAACTGCTCCCCTATCCTTTCTTGTTCTATAAAACCCT